CCTCCAGAACCCTTTCCATTATATGGTACCGTTGTAGAAAAGGTTGCATTAGAGCCGTTTGCATTACTTCCACCATTACCACCACCATATTTGCCCGTCCTCGCCCACCCAGTTCTAGCTCCCCCACCACCACCACCCGCGTACTGCGCCGAAGTCCCTGCATCCCACCACCTAAACGATGAACCACCTATTCCATTACCACCCTCTCCAGACCGGTCCACAGCCGCATTACTCCCGGTCTGACCCGCCCCCCCACCACCAGCCCCAAACAACCAGCTATTTGTTCCTGTACCACCACTATTCCCCCATGTTTGTGTATTTGTACCCGTCGAAGAAATACCAGTTCCAGCTGTTACTTGTGTATGCGTTCCACCACCACCACTTCCACCGTTACCTGCCGATGTAGAAGGCGCATGCCCAGCTCCACGCCCTCCACCTTTGGCGGTTGCCCATTTAATTCCATTACGCTCAATATACGAATCACCTCCATTTGTACCCGAACTCACTCCACCCACCATTCCAGTCCCACCCGCTCCTATTGTTACGGAGTAAGATCCAGCCACTTGCATTGAATTTAAAGTGCGTATTACACCTCCGGCACCACCTCCACCACCTTCATAACTCCCACCACCCCCACCACCACCCGCAATTATAATAAAATCAACCAAACCCGTTCCGTATAAAGTAAATGTTCCATCTGCAAGAAACGTATGTACACGGTACCCATCATGATTATACACAGATTGATCACCCCCATCTCCACTAACACTACCCAAACCCTGCCATGTAGTTCCGTTATACACTTCTAGGCGATTTACAGTTGAATTAAACCGAATCATCCCCCCCACAAGACCCGTAGAAGGTTGTTGCGCCGTCGTACCACTCGGAACGGTCAGAGCACCTGTTCCAGAGCTTCCTACGAAGCCGGCTACTTCAATATTTGAAGTCGCTGTAAGACTCGTCGTCGCATTAGAAAATTGGACGGTATTAGACGTCACATTTCCGGTGTCTGACACCACCTGTAAATTGGATGCTGAAGAAATACCAGAAATATTACTCCCATCACCGTACAAATACCCGGCAACAACATTCCCACCCACCTCAACATTCCCACTGGCGACTAAAGAAGTGGTAGGATTCGTAAACTCTAGGGTTAAAGGCGTCGTATTCCCCGTCCCTGTCACAGCCTCGAGATCATGGCGTGCGACCACGTTGACGGTACCCATGGTTAATACACCACCGACACCGATATCACTAGTGACGTAGGCGTTTCCAGTTATATATAAATTTGAGCTGGGGTGGTCTGTTCCCGTGACGCCTATCCCTAGACTCGTAGAGGTCGTGTCGAACATGATATTCGATGTCGTACCGACGAACGTCGCTCTATTCGTCCCCTGAAACTTAAGATGACCGTTCGCGGACATATCTATTATTTAGGGAGGTTTTTTTAAACGAAAAAGTCCGGAGGACTTTGTTTGATACGAGTGGCTCTACCACTCGGGATGTCTTTCTTGCAAAGTGGGTTGCACTTTGGAGGAAAAGGTCAACTGCTTAGGCAGTTGGAATAGACGGCCACACAACACCCGTGAGGTTTCCGTCCGCGTCTAAAGTTGGTCGGGCCGTACGAGGCAAGTCCCTTAGAGCTTGGCGGTAATCCTTCCAGTTCTGGATATCCAGTTCGAGCCAGTGTGGATAATCTGGGGTCATGTATTTATCACTCTGGTCGAGGAGAGTGTTCCGTTCCTCTCGGAACTTTTTGATCGCATCAGCGTTCGTTAGTTTGTAGAGTGTATATTCATACGCAATATCGAGAGGTCTTGGAAAGTTCTCGTCATCGAAAACAACACTCTCCCACGTGGTTCCATCGGAGGTATAGGGTTCACCCGGGGCTATACTTTCTAATATTTGGGCGAGCATATACTTTACCGCTACATTTTTATGACACGAATTCTATGTAAACGAAACCATGTTGACCTGTGTGTGTTCCAAATGAGGGGCTGCTCCCATTATTCCTCGACGAACCACCGAGCCCACCAGCGCCCCCATAAGCGTTAGTACCACCACCGGCGTACCCACCACCACCACCACCACCCGTCGAAGAGCCGCCACCACCACCGAACCCCCCGGGCCCATTACTGGAGGAGCTGGGGCCTCCCTGGGCTCGTTGGGAGTCCCCGGTGGTGCCTATATGATAACCGTTTCTCCCACTCCCGTCTCGGCCGGACTCGTAGACAAAACCAGAACCCCCACCCTGTCCCTGTAAGCCGGCTAATGTGCCGTTGATGGTGGTATTACCCTGTGATGTTCCACCATTCGAAATTGCATATTGCGCGTTCCCCGCCCACCGCGTGGCGTTCTTTCCACCACCACCACCACCGACAGCATACAAATATGTTCGATCTTCACTTAGAACCCATGATGCTCCACCACCACCACCACCGCGGTATGAGCCATTCGAACTGCCATACACAGTCGTATCCGCATCCCCACCGGCTTGTCCTACAACTATGGCAAATTTTGTTCCCCTTGTGATCGAAAAGTTTCCTTGGCTATATGCCCCAAGCCCAGCGCCGACGAACGTACCCGCTGAGATGTTGTAGGAATGCCCCCCTCTCGCTCCAGCTGCTTTAATTGTATACGTCCCAGATTTGGGGGCTGTCCATATTTGAAAACCCCTATCGGTGTTGCTGGTGCTGGCGGCGTTGAAATAAGCAGTGTTATCCGTCCATGCGGGGGAATACGCAGAAAGAAGGCTGCTGAGCATCGGTCCCTGCTGTCCCGTTTGCCCCGCATTCGTGAATGTAAATGAAGTAAAGGCGTAAAGTTCGGCACTCCCCACGATATTGATTGCTCTATCTGTGAACAACCCGCTGTTATTATCAGTCAATCGGAATGTTACACTCGTCGTACCCACCGCCGCAATTTGACCTGTTATAGCACCTGTACTCTCGGTAAGAGCAAGACCCCCAGGTAAGGCGTTACTCCCGGGTGCTACATAGAACGTCATATTCGTACCACCACCACCATCTGTACCTACGAGTGTTTGAGTTTGGGACGTACCAGTATCGAACCCCAGGTTCGCACCAGCCGCGGTAGTCCATTCGGCTGGAAACCCTATCGTGGCAGTACTGGCCCCGCTCAAACCCGATGTACTATTAATCCTAACTTTATAGGGTTGTTGGGCGAGAACCCATGATCCCGATCCACCAAAAAATTGTACATTGTTGAGTCCAATATCATAGTCCGTCGAACCCGTGTTCTTTGACTTTATTACCACTCTGAAATAAGAGAATGCTTCAGTTGACCCCGCGGATAGTGTTGTGACATTTGTGGACAGAGTCGTCCCCGTCCCAGCATGAAGTACCGTCCAATTTGTACCGTCGTTGCTCCCTAATATAACAAATTGTCCGTGTTGGAAGTTTGATTGAGCGCTACCTATTACAGCGCGAGATAGTATAACTGGGTTGGGTATTTGTAATTGTATCCAATGCCCACGATGCGTTGTTCCACTTATATCTTGAGTTGCTGCGGAGTCAAGTCCCGCTAAATAGGGTGCATTAGAATCATAGCCCACAGTGGCGTTACCATTTGCACTGTGCCAGTAACTACCCGTAGTCACAACATCATCAAAGGCCTTGTACGCGTTAGTCGAGTTCATTGAGGCACTCGCTGTGTACCCCGTGATCGAATCATTATTTGTCAACGCATTAGGTGGAAACTCAACCGCCTCACCCCCCATCTTGAAAGTTACCTGGGTCCCGGCAGCGTTCGGTGCGCTCGCATCGACAACACTATACAAACTTCCATCGACACCTTCCAATTGTACCGTCGATCCACTGACAATACCTGTACCCGTCACCGTGAATACCTGGGTTGATGTGTCAAAGACAAAGCCGGTGGTAGCGGTGTCGGTAATTTCGTAGATATAGGCAGAACCGGTGTTGGAAATACCACCCGGGTCTTCGTTCGGCGCCCCCGCGATAACCTTCGCCCCATCCCCACTCATGGCGACACTATAGCCGAAGTTGTCACTAGACGCACTGTCCGATGCTCCAATCTTTGCATGTTGGACCCAATTCGAACCATCGTAGGTGAAGATATAGGCAGAACCGGCGTTGGTGTCACCACCAAAGTCCTCACCGTTCGCCCCCGCGATAATCCTCGTCCCATCCGAGTTCATGGCGACCCTGTTGCCTAAGTAGTCACTAGACTCTGGATCCGATGCCACAATCTTCGCTTCTTGAGCCCACGACGAACCATCGTAGGCGTAGATATAGACAGAACCGGCGTTGGTAATACCACCCGGGTCTTCGTTCGGCGCCCCCACAATAACCCTCGTCCCGTCCGAGTTCATGGCGACAGCGCCCCCGAAGTGGTCACTATTCTCTGGATCCGATGCTACAATCTTTGTACCCGTATCCCAAGACGAAGACGAACTATCGTAGGTATATATATAGGCTGCACCGGCGTTGGTAGGGCGCGAACCAAAGTCTTCATACCGCGCACCCACAATAACCCTCGTCCCGGCCGAGTTCATGGCGACACTCCACCCGAACTCGTCAAGCGTTTCCCTGTCTGGTGCCACAATCTTTGTACCCGTATCCCAAGACGAAGACGAACTATCGTAGGTATATATGTAAGCAGAACCGGCGTCTACAAGATCACCCGCCTGCCCGACCTCATCAGCCGCATCCTCAGCGTACGCCCCCACGATAATCCTCGTCCCGTCCGAGTTCATGGCGACACTCCACCCGAAATAGTCCGACGTCTCCTTATCCGATGCCTGAATCTTCACACCCGTACCCCAAGACGAAGACGAACTATCGTAGGTATATATATAGGCTGCACCGGCGCGATTAAGACCACCAGAGTCTTCACGGTACGCTCCCACGATAACCTTCGTTCCATCACCACTCATGGCGACGCTAATCCCGAAATTGTCATACGAGTTCTGATCTGCCGCTGGCGCTACAATCTTTGTACCTGTATCCCAATTCGAACCATCGTAGTTATAGATATAGGCACACTCTCCGGCTGCCACCGACGAAGCATAACCGACCCCTACGATAACCCTCGTCCCGGCCGAGTTCATGGCGACACTGTACCCGAAATAGCGTTCGGCCGTCGCATCTGATGTGGGGGGGACAATCTTTGTCTCAGTGCCCGCCCCCACCGTTGACCCTCCACTAACAAGTGTGGTTAACGGCGAAATACCAGTAACCGTGGGTGGTTGGGCGATAGACCCCCACCCCGATGCCGTGTACGATTCCATGAACCCAGTTGTGGAGTTATAGCGGATCATTCCGTTTGCGACTGTCGCCGGTCTCTGACCCGTCGTACCACTCGGAACGGTCAGAGCACCTGTTCCAGAAGTTCCGACGACGCCGGCCACCTCAACATTCCCACTGGCGACTAAAGAAGTCGTAGGATTCGTAAACTCTAGGGTTAAAGGCGTTATATTCCCCGTGGCCGTCACGGCTTCGAGAGAGTGCTGCGCTTCCACGTTGACCGTTCCCATGATGAGCGTTCCACCGAGTTCGAGGTTTGTGCTGACGTATGAATTACCTAATACATGAAGATTCGCTTCTGGGGAATCTACCCCCACACCGATCTTTCCTGTGAGTGTATCGATCACGGCGTTCGAGGCATTACCGACCCCCTTAAACGTAATTTTGTCTACATCCGTGAAG